CCACGAACATTGGAACAATTAATTATGATACAGGAACACTGACATTGAATTCTATCAACATAACTTCATCTACAAACACTGGTGGAATTATTGTCACTGTTGTTCCAAACTCTAATGACATTGTTCCAGTTCGGAATCAATTATTGGAAATTGATGTGACTGAACTAAAAGTAACAGGACAGAATGATACAATTGAAGCTGGTGGTTCGTCTGCCGGAACTGGTTACTCAACCTCATCTTCGTATTAAGGTTTAATAAATGTCTGGACATGAACCAACATTAAAGAATAAAGTTTCTCCACATATTCAGAGTCAACTGCCTGAATTTGTTCAGAGCGACCATCCTCTATTCTCCCTCTTCCTCAAGTATTACTATGAGTTTCTTGAAGCGGGCGAACTTGTAGTATCTGGTTCTAACAACTATGTTATTGAAGAAACTATTACAAAGAATTATATTCTTGATGAGACAGGCGAGAATATTGTTCTTGAGGATTCTGTTGGTAAGTTTACAGTTGGGGAAACAATTACTGGTTCTATCAGTAAGGCAACTGCAAAAATTCTTGTCGATGACTTTGATGCTAATAAAAGATTATTCATATCATCTCAACAAAGATTCCAGACAGGCGAAACTGTAACTGGTAATAGTTCTGGAGCAACCACAACGGTTGTGTCTTATCGTGCAAACCCTGTTCAGAACATTCAACAACTTCTTGCATACGCTGATGTAGATAACACAGTCTATGATTTCCTTGATAAGTTTAGAGATTCATTTATGGAGTCTCTTCCTAATACTCTTGCAGATGGAATTGCAAAACGCAAACTTATCAAGAACATTAAGGATATGTATGCTGCAAAGGGAACAAGAGATGGGCACAAACTGTTCTTCCGAATTCTCTTTAATGAAGAAGCAACAATCATCTATCCTCGTGACAATATGCTTCGTGTATCAGATGGTCAATGGTCAACTGATAAAGTTATTCGTATTGTTGAGGCTGGAACTTCTGATTTCACTAAAGCGATTGGACAGAAAGTAACTGGTTCAACTTCTGGTGCAACTGCTCTTATTGCCACAGTCATTAAGTTTAGAGAAGGTGCAAACCTTATTGCAGAAATTAATTTGGATGCAAACTCTGTTACTGGAACATTCACTGCTGGCGAAATTGTTACGACAACAGATACTTCTCTTGATTTACAAATCTCTGCGACAGTCAAAGGTATCGTCACTGGTGGTAATGTCTCAGTGGGTGGTGCATATTATTCAACTCGTGATCCAGTATCAGTAACAGGTGGTGGGGGTAACAATGCCGCAACTGCTATTATTGAATCTGCTGGCGCCGGTTCTATTGATGAGATTGTTATTGAAAATGGTGGTAGTGGATATACTGCTGGTGAAGAACTAAGATTTAATTTAACTGATACAGAAGGTAAAGATGTTCGTGCAAAGATTGCTGTTGTTGGTGGTGCGTTTAATCTAGAACAAGCAACATCACCAGATAACATCACCACTGAAGATGGCGACTTGATTGTTACTGATGATGAAATTCAATATATCAGTAAAGAACAAACAGTTGGAGAACTTGATCACCTTACCTTAGAGGATGGTGGACAGATTGTTCTTGAAGAACAAACCTTTACTGACTTGGGCGTTTCTGCTGAGATTGGACAGATTACCAAGATTGAGATGATTAACAGAGGTAATGGTTTTATTAAACTTCCTCTTGTTTTAGACAATGCAACATCAACTGGTGCCGGTGCAAGTCTCTTTGCTGCATCAACTGTATCCCCAATGGTTGGTCATGTTGAAGGTATTTCAATCACAAACTTTGGTTTGGATTATTCTTCTTCTCCAACTATTACACTTAATAGAAATATTCTGGTTCAGAATGTTGTTGGTTCATTTGTTTCTGGGGATACAGTTACAAGCCATACTGCAACTGTTGTTGATTTTGACAGTGCAAGAAATATTTTAGAATTATCTACAAGTGTAGATTTTAATAATGGTGACACTATAACTTCTGTTACTGGTGCAACTGCAACAGTTTATCAATCTACACACGCAAGAGCAACTTCTACAATTGGAACAGTTGGAACGACAGTTGGACAATTTGTAACTGACAGAGGTAAAGTCTCTGCGGATACAATGCGTATTCAAGATTCTAATTATTACCAAGACTATTCTTATGTTGTTCGTATTGGTGAATCTATTAACCAGTGGAGAGAATCAGTAAGACGATCTGTTCACCCTGCTGGATGGAATGTGTTTGGTGAGGTTTCTTTTGCATCACAAGTTGCCGCAAGAATTCAGAACCCTGCTGCTGGTTCTGTTCGTGATAGTGTATCTGATGATACATTCACACCAGAACTTGCATCTACATTCACCAACCTCTTTACAGTTATCTTTGGAAGAAGGTTGGGAACAAAGACAGATGGAACATCTCTACGAAGCAATCCGACAGAAGGAACTTCAGAACTTCTTCCAAGTGGAAAGAGAGAGGTTACACTTACCTCAGCGGTTACAGTTCGTATGGGTGAGTTCAGACAATCAAATGTTGTCACTGGCCCAACTCTGAACCTATTACCACAATATGCATTCTCTGTTCCACCAACAGATACTTCAGAAGCAATCACACATTATCCAGGCATATATAGAACAGCAGAAAACGGTCACGATAATCGTGCATATTACAACATCGATCAGTTTGGGCAGTATCGCATCAATCAAGTATCAGACTCTAGTGGAAATATTCCACTTGCAGCGTTCAATACTAGAATTAATGTTCCACCGCCTGGCGAGATTAAGATTTCTTCAAGTGCATTGATTAATGCGTTTGATAATACATTTAAGACATTCGATTCAACAACCAACCTATTCGATGAAGAAGGAACACCTAGACAGACATCTGGTTCAGTATATGCTTCATACGATGAGGATGGAACTACATTTGATAGAAACAGTAAATCCTTTGATGAAGGACAACCATCTACATCTTTGGATATGATTGCATTTTCATTTGATGAAAACACACATACCTTTGACCAAACTGTATAAATAAAGGTATATAGATTAAATAGGAGAAACCAGAAATGGCATATCAATCAATTGGGCGGGGAACTTCTGCGAATGACGGCACAGGTGACGATCTTCGCACTGGCGCAGGCAAAGTCAACGCCAACTTCGTAGAACTCTATACCTATTTGGGAACTGGTTCTGCTCTTTCAGCTGATCCTGTAGTCACACTGGCTGCAACTCAGACACTAACAGGTAAAACAATTACAGGAACATTCACTGGTAATATCACTGGTGATGTAACTGGTAATGTTTCAACAACATCTGGCAACTTGCAACTTAACGCTGCAACTCAAATCGTTGAGGTTCGTGGTGATGGTTCTGCAACAGAAGGACAAGTAATCCTTAACTGTGAGACAAACGCTCATGGGCAGACAATCAAACCACAACCACACAGTGCGGCAGTAACAAACACAATGTTACTTCCTGCTGGTGCAAACTCAACTTTGGTTTCAGAGATTGCAACACAGACACTAACTAACAAGACACTCACTTCACCTACCATTACTGGAACTGGTGCAATCGCTGGAACATTCACTGGCGACATCACTGGTAATGTAACAGGTAATGTAACAGGAGATGTAACTGGTAACTTGACAGGTGATGTTACAGGAGATGTAACTGGTAACTTGACAGGTGATGTTACAGGTAATGTAACAGGAGATGTAACTGGTAACTTGACAGGTAATGTAACAGGAAATGTCACTGGTAACGTAACAGGTAATGTTGATGGACAGGTCACACTTTCAGAAGCATCACTTACAGGTGACGGTTCAACAGTTCTTGTAGTTGACCCAACTTTAGGTGTAACTCTTATCACTTCAAGTGCTAGTGCTGAAACTGCTACTCTTGCAGATGCATCTGTTGTCGGAACAACAATCAATATCATTCTAGAAGTAGATGGTGGTGGTAATGTTGTTTTAACACCAACAACTTTCTTGAACGGTTCAACAATTACATTTGCTGATGCTGGTGACCAAGTAACACTCGTTTGGACAGGTTCAAATGGATGGGCAATGATTGGTGCTGGATTCGGTGCTCCTGCAATCGCATAAGGATAAAGAAATATGGCAATTGATAAAATAGGAACTAGTGGCATCGCAGACAGCGCTGTAACAACTGCAAAGGTTAATGATGGTGATATTACTACTGCAAAATTTTCTTCAAGTGCAGTAGATAATTCGACTATTGAGATTGCATCTAATCAATTGCAATTGAAAGATGGTGGTATCACAAACGCAAAGGTTAATGCTTCTGCTGCTATTGGGACAACAAAAATTGATGGACTTGACACTACAATCGCTAACTCAACAACTGGTTTGAAGGATGAGATTGCTCTTCTTCAAATCAATCGTATTGTAGACAACAACTTTAATATTGCAGAGATGGTTTCTGGGCGTTCAGATGATTTCCAAGATTTAACTGGATTGGAACCCCCAACCAACTCTCTTGCTCTAGATCAGTCTGATAATTCCCTTAGCGCCGGTTCTACTGTTTCTGAAGATACTAGTGCGACAGTTCAAGGATATACTGATAATGGAACATATTCTACATGGACATATGGTGATGCGACTTATGGCGATTATTTAACACTTGCATCTCCTGGCGGCAACAGCTTTGCAGAACACAACACAACTAAGTCTAGCGGTTTCCCTAGTAATAGTTTTATTGAATGGGAAATCAGTGGATTTGCATACTGTGGATTTGGAACAACCACAACAAATGCTTCTGCTGAAGCAAGTGAGGCATGGTATGGTGGTCAAAGTGGGGCAAGTATCGTCTCAAAAAATTCATCTGGAACGGATACATATTTTTACACATACTTTGTCAGTGGTGCTAATGTACAAAGTGGTAATGTTGGTATCGCCCCTCATTACAACGGTACGGCAGGGTCAACTTTTACTGTGCCAGGCGTTACTGCAAACTATTATGGGGGAACATTTCCAGTTAAGTTTCAAATGGGTGTAGATAGTTCAAATAGAGTCTTTATCAAAATTATCGGTGATGGTTCATCAAATCAAACTCAAGTTAAAGGCCCATACTATATCAATACTGCTGATAGATCGATAACAGACGATCCAGTGAGTAACACTGTTGTTACTGAAACAAGTAACTTCCAATATGTTTGGGGTAACTATGATGGTGGTGCTGTTGAAACTATGCGTAGAGTTAAGTTCAAACAGAATATTGTACAGACAGGTGCAGTGACTAGAAAGACAACGGCAAAGACAGTATCCACTACACCAACAGAAGGAAGAGTTCTTCTCATTGCAGAACTTGGTTCTGGAACATTGAACACAAATTCGTTGAAGTATGA